CAGCCACAATTAGAACCAAAACCTATGAATGGTGATTCTATATCTTTAAGACACGTAAGACCAGACAGAGTGGAAACAGCTGTTCCTAAATTATTACCTTTAAATGCTTTTACAACAACAAATGGATCGGCAACTATATCTGTAAATGAACCAGATCACGGTAGATCAACTAATGATAGAGTTAGATTTAGAGATGCAGAAGTTGTTGGTGGGGTTGCAGCAGCAACTATAAATTTAGCTACGGGTTATTTAATTACTAAAGTAAATGATGATAATTACACCTTTGCAACAGCGACAACATCTAGTATAACTGAAACGGGAGGAGGCGGTTCTGCATCAGCGGGACCAGTAACGGTAACGGCATGATTAAAAAAATTAAAAATTTTATTTGTAATTTGTTTGGTATTAAGGCTTGCAAATGTGATGAAGTAGATCCACATGAAGCTTTGTATTTACATCCAGCGGAACCAGATGTCCCATTATATACGGACGTTAATGGAAAAGCAGTAAAATGTGGAACACACAATAGACACAAAAAAAGCTGTCCTATTTGTAGAGAGGTTGCAGGTATAATATAATGGCAGGATTAAGTGCATCAGGATTAAAAACACAGATTAGAAGTTATACAGAAACAGACTCAAATGTTTTAACAGACGCTGTTTTAGAAAACATAATTTTAAACTCACAATACAGAATAATGCGAGATGTTCCTATTGATGCTGATAGGAAACAACAAACAGGTGGGTTTGTTGCAGGGCAAAATCAAGTTAATGCTCCAGCAGGATGTTTGTTTGTTAGAGCTATACAAGTTTACGATTCAACATCAGCTGTTACAGGTTCTAATTCATATTTAGAAAAAAAAGATTACACGTATTTACAAGAATATATTCCATCTACAGAGTCTGCAAAAAGAGGCAAACCTAAATATTATGCTATGTATGGTGGGGCAACAGGAGAGTCTGACACTACTTCAGGCCGTATTATAGTATCTCCAACTCCAGACCAGGCATATCAATTTAGAGTGCATTTTAACTTCATGCCTGTTTTACTAGAAAACGATGACACTAATTATATTAGTCTTAACTTTCCAAATGGTTTATTATATTGCTGTTTATCAGAGGCATATGGGTTTTTAAAAGGTCCGATAGATATGTTGACATTATATGAAAATAAATATAAACAAGAACTACAAAAGTTTGCTACCGAGCAAGTTGGTAGAAGACGAAGAGATGACTACACAGATGGCACTATTCGTATACCAATAAACTCAGTAAACCCGTAGGAGATTAATTATGGCAATAACATCAGCAATTTGTAACAGCTTTAAACAAGAGCTTTTAGTTGGAACGCACAACTTTACAGCGACTACAGGAAACACTTTTAAAATAGCACTATTTACAAGTTCAGCAACATTAGGAGCAGGCACAACAGCTTTTGCAACAACTAATGAAATCACAAATTCTTCAGGAACAGCGTACACATCTGGAGGTGCAACACTTACAAGTGTTACGCCAACTTTAGATTCATCAACGGCGGTTTGTGATTTTAATGACGTAAGTTTTACATCTGCATCTTTTACAGCTAACGGTGCATTAATTTATAATTCATCGGCATCTAACAAAGCAGTTGCTGCAATTGCATTTGGTGGTGATAAAACTGTATCAAGTGGAACTTTTACAATTCAATTTCCAGCAGCAGACGCAAGTAACGCAATCATACGATTAGCATAAGGAGGTCTTCCTTATGGCTAATACTTGGAATCAATCAGGCACAACCTGGAACACTGGCCGTTGGGGAACAACTGAAGCTTTTGCAGTTGGTTGGGGTGCAAGAGCATGGAATGATGGTGAGTGGGGTGAATTAAAAGACGAAACAGTTTCTTTAACTGGTCAATCAATTACGTCTTCTATTGGATCAGTTGATGCTTTTCCAGAACAAGGTTGGGGTAGAGATACTTGGAACTTTGAATCATGGGGCTTTAGTGGTTTAACAGTAGAATTAGATGGCCAATCAATTACATCAAATTTAGGTGCTAACGGTTGGAGTAATGCATCTTACGGCGATAATGGTTGGGGAATGTTTACTTTAAATCCTGCAGATGCAGTAGGGTTAACAGGACAACAAATTACATCAGCAGTTCCTTCTCAATTTGACATACCAGAACAAATTCAAGGTTTATCTATAACTAGTTCAGTTGGATCAATATTACCAGATGAAATGTTGGTGGGGTTATCTGGTCAATCAGGAACTTTATCTGTAGGCACTACAACATTTGATTTAACATCTGTGGTGATACCAACAGGTCAACAAATAACCGGATCAGTTGGAGATACAATAGAAGGTACTATAGAATTTATACCAGTAACAGGTGTTTCAGCCACATTATCTGTTGGATCAATATCTCTAGATCAAATGACCGTGGGATTAAGTGGTCAATCAGGAACTTTATCTGTAGGATCTATAGCACCAACTGAAATGTTAGTGGGATTACCTGGACAAGAAATAACATCATCTTTAGCAGGTTTTGGAACGTCTACCGGTTTTGGAATTCAAGCATATTCAGATGTTGACACTGGATCAAATATTTCATATTCTGATGTTGCAACAGGTACGAATATAACATATAAAGACGTAGCGTAGGAGAAAATTATGGCATCAACATTTACACCTTTAGGGGTCGAACTTCAAGCGACTGGTGAAAACGCCGGTACATGGGGAAATAAAACAAACGTAAATTTACAATTATTAGAACAAATATCAGGTGGTTACACCACACAATCAATCGCTGGTGGTGCACAAACAACTGCTTTATCTGTGTCTGATGGATCAACAGGAGCTACTTTATCTCACAGAATGATTGAGTTTACAGGTACAATTACAGGTAATCAGATTGTAACAATCCCAATAGACGTTCAAACATTTTATTTTTTAAGAAACTCAACTTCTGGTTCACACACAGTACAATTTAAATATGCATCTGGTTCAGGTGATTCATTTACTTTTGCAGCGGGAGATAAGGGAGATGCTATAGTATTTGCTACTGCTAACGATGGAACTAACCCTGACATTGATACTTTACCATCTGGTAATGTTACAACCACAGGAACACAAACTTTAACAAACAAAACACTAACTTCACCTAAAATTGGAACTTCTATTTTAGATACGAATGGAAATGAATTAGCTTTACTTACAGCTACAAGTTCAGCTGTTAACGAATTTACAATAGCAAACGCAGCAACAGGTGCTGGACCAACTATTTCATCTACAGGTGATGATTCAAACATAGATATTAATATCACTCCAAAAGGAACTGGAGATGTAGTTCTAGCTGGTGACACAGTAAAAGTTGGAGACTCAGGAGCAGCAGCCACTTTAACATCAAATGGTGCAGGCACACTTACAGTAACAACAGGTGGAGCAGCAGATTTAGTTTTAAGCACAAACAGTGGAACAGATTCAGGTACAATTACTATAACGGATGCGGCTGACGGAGATATAACTATTGCTCCTAATGGAACTGGACAAGCTAAAGCAGTTGACGCTGCAGATGCTACTGGTGCAATTAAAATTGCAGGAAAAGAAACTATATGGGTTCCAGCAGTTGCTATGTATCCTAACACTACAAACGGTGCAGCCACTGCACAAGTAGAATTATCAAATGGACCAGAATTAAAAGTTTTAGATTTTGACAAAGATACTGATGAGTTTGCACAGTTTGCTGTTGCATTCCCTAAATCATGGAACGCAGGAACAGTTACTTTTCAAGCTTTCTTTACAGCTACATCAACAAACACAGGAACCACTGCGTGGGGATTATCTGCTGTGGCTTTAGCTGATAATGGAGACTTAAACACAGCTTTTGGAACACAAGTTGTTGCAACGGCAAAAGCGCATAGTGGAACGTCAAATGATTTAGATGTTGCAGCTGAAAGTGGAGCAGTAACAATAGCAGGATCACCTGGTGCAGATGAATACGTTTTCTTTCAAGTATCAAGGGATGTTTCAGCAGACGATTTAAACGCAGATGCGAGACTACTTGGAATTAAATTATTCTTTACTACTAGTGCTGCTAACGACGCATAAGGAGTAGAATATGAGAGACCATAAACTAAACATTTCTAATGTTTCAGGTAAAAGTTCAAAAAAAAATAAATCAAAAAGAAGAAAAGGTTTTGGTTATCAAATTTTAGGATTTGGAACTGGAGGCGGAGCTAGAGGTCCTTTTACTGCTAACTATTTAGTAGTAGCGGGAGGTGGTGGCGGATCACACACTCACCAATCGGGAGCTGGCGGAGGAGCTGGGGGTTATAGAGCATCTGGTTTTGGACCATCTCCTTTACAAGGATCTGCTTTAGATTTAGATATTGGATGTTTTTGTATTACAGTTGGTGCAGGAGGAAATGGAGCAGACCCAAACAGCCAAAGCACTCAAAACGGATCAGACTCAGTTTTTTCTAGTATTACTTCTACAGGAGGAGGTCGAGCAGTTGACGAAGGAGCAAATGGGGGATCTGGAGGAGGAGCTGCACACAATAGATCAACATCATGTAGAGGATTAGGAAACACACCACCTACAACTCCACCGCAAGGAAATAATGGTGGACCAGGTCAAAATAGTCCAACCGGGGGATCTGGAGGTGGCGGGGGAGCCACTCAAGCGGGATCGGCTGGATCAGGAAATAGCGGCGGAGACGGAGGAGACGGGGCTCCTAATACAATTACAGGATCAGACGTAAGTTACGCTGGAGGAGGAAGTGGCGGCGGATCAGGGCCACAAGGACCTAATGGACAAGCGGGGGACGCTGGTGCAGGAGGGGGATCTAGAGGCGGAAACGGAAATGGTGGAAGCGCAGAAAACGCATCAAATCCAGGAGGAAATGGTGGAACGCCGGGGACGGGCGGCGGAGGCGGAGGGTCTGGCGGGACTGTTGGAGCTCCATCTTCACAAGCCAAAGGCTCACCTGGTGGACCAGGAGTGGTTATTGTTAGATTACCTGGCGATGCTTGCGTATCAGTTTCACCTGGAACTAACACGGTTTCAGCTTGTGTTGGACCTGCAAACGATAAAGTTGCAAGATTTACAGTAACAGGAGTTTTAACAATAGCTTAATTATGGCACACTTTGCAGAAATAAAATTACAAACAGACCCATCAGGTTTTACATCTAATCAACTTTGGGTAGTACAAAGAGTGGTTGTTGTTGGAGATGACATACCAACGGCAGCAGGCCCTTTAGGAGAAAACCCTATGCACGTTGATGGTGAAACTTGGTGTGTTAATTTTTTTAAAGGTGGGACGTGGAAAGAATGTTCAATAACTGATTCTTTTAGAAAAAGATATACTGGACCCGGTGCCACATATGATGAATCAAGAGATGCTTTTATTAATCCACAACCCTATGCTTCGTGGACATTAAATGTAGATCATGATTGGGAGGCGCCAATAACTTATCCATCTGTAGAAATGTTTGATCATCCTTCTGATACTTATGTAGAAGGAGACGATATTCCAGAGGGTTCAAGTGTTGGAAGTCCAAGAAAAGTTAGATATGATATATCTTGGAATGAAAGTCTTTATCAATCAGATAATACAAAAGGTTGGCAATCAACAAAAGACACAGACACATCAGAATCCCCAACTATTTTTAATTGGAACGGGACTGATTGGGTTTCTTCTTAATATATCTTTGACTTATAAAATCAATATGCTATAAATTTAAGCATAAAGATATATGAACCTACAAAATCATTATTGGTATTTTCAATCGGTAATCCCTCCTAAAGTTTGTGATGATATAGTTAGGTATGCTAATTCTATTAAAGATCAAATAGGTGTAACAGGTAGATTTGGTAACAAAAAATTAAACGATAATGATATTTTAGATTTAAAAAGAGAAAGAAACTCAAACATTGTTTGGTTGTATGATAAATGGATATACAGAGAAATTCATCCTTATGTTCATAGAGCAAATGAAAATGCTGGTTGGAATTTTGAATGGGATTGGTCAGAAGCTTGTCAGTTTACTAAATATGGAAAAGGACAATATTATGATTGGCACTGTGATAGTTTTCATGCACCTTATCAAAGAGACGATCAAAATGATCCGTCACACGGTAAAATTAGAAAGTTATCAGTAACAGTCTCTTTGTCTGATCCAAAAGATTATAAAGGCGGTGAGCTAGAGTTTGATTTTAAAGATGTGCACGTTAATCAAAAACCTAATATTAAAAAATGTAAAGAAATATTACCAAAAGGTTCTTTGGTTGTTTTTCCATCTTTTGTTTGGCACAGAGTATGTCCTGTTAAAAAAGGCTCTAGGTATAGTTTAGTAATATGGAATTTAGGAAAACCTTTTAAATGATAAGTATAAAAGAAAATTTTTTAAGTGAAGATTTATTCGCTCCGTTAAAAGAAAAAATAGTGGATCAACAATCTATTGCTTTTTATTACAATAAAGATGTTGCACATACAGATGAGTCAAGAGAAGATTTTTATTTTACACACATAATATATGATAATCACAAACCAAATAGTGATTTATTTGAAAAAATGATTCCTATTTTAAAAAAATTAAAAGTAAAATCTTTGATAAGAATTAAATTAAATTTATATACTAGAACAGATAAAATAGTGGAACATGACTCTCACATAGATTATCCTTTTAAACATAAAGCTTTTTTACTTTCTTTAAATACCTGTGATGGTTTTACTAAAATTAAAAATAAAAAATACTCATCTATAGAAAATAGAGGTTTATTTTTTGATGGTAATACTGTTCACAACAGTTCAAGTTGTACAAACGATAAAGCAAGATTTAACATAAACTTTAATTATTTTTAAATGAAAAACAATTTTCCAAAACAATTAACAAGAGAAGATTATTTTAAATGCCCTATATGGCATGCGGAAGAGCCTAGTTTTGTTAAATCTTTAAATAAAGCATCTGATAAATATATTAAAGAATCTAAAAAAAATTCAAGAAAAAAAATAAAAGATAGAAATAAAAAAGCAGGAGATAAAGGTGATATGGGCCACGTGTTTCACTCTACAACTTTAGTAGGTGATCCTAATTTTTTTGAACTGCAAAACTATGTTATTGCAACTTCAAATAATTTATTAATTGAAATGGGTTTTGACTTAAGTGGTCATGAAGTTTTTATTACTGAATTGTGGGTGCAGGAGTTTGCAAAACAAGGTGGTGGTAATCATGCTTTACACACTCATTGGAATGGACACATATCTGGTTTTTATTTTTTAAAAGCTAGTGAAATAACATCTATGCCTGTTTTTGATGACCCTAGACCTGGAAACGTTATGAATCTTTTACCAGAAAAAAATAAAAGTGTTTTATCATACGCATCATCACAAGTTTGTTTTCAAGTAAAACCTGGAGCAATGATTTTTTTTCCGTCTTACATGCCACATCAATTTATAGTTGATTTAGGTTATGAACCATTCAGGTTTATACATTGGAACTGCAAAGCTTTTCCAAAATCAGTTTTACAACACAAAGGAGAAAATAATGTCATTCAAAAAAAATAAATATGCTGTTTTAAAAAATGTAATTTCAAAAGAGTTATGTGGTTTTATTTATAAATATTTTTTAAATAAAAGAGATGTTGCTAAAGTTTTATTTCATCACAAATTTATTTCTCCTTTTACTGAATACTGGGGAACATGGAATGATGAGCAAGTTCCAAACACTTATTCCATATATAGTGATATAGCTATGGAGACTTTACTACAACATGTAAAACCAATAATGGAAAAAAATACAGGTTTAAAATTATCAGAAACTTATTCCTACGCTAGAATATATAAAAATGGGGATGTTCTCCACCGACACAAAGATAGATTTTCTTGTGAAATATCAACCACTTTAAATCTAGGTGGTGACCCTTGGCCTATATATTTAGACCCAACAGGTAATAAAGGCAGGGCTGGTATCAGGGTAAACCTTGAACAAGGGGATATGTTAATTTATTCTGGATGTGATTTAGAACATTGGAGAGAAGAATTTAAAGGTCAAGCATGTGGTCAAGTTTTTTTACACTATAATAAAAAAGGATCTAAAATGGCTAAAGAAAATTATCTAGATAGAAGACCCATGTTAGGACTACCTGTTGATTTTAGAGGCGCAAAGTTTACTATTAAAAAGAAATAGTATATAAATCACTCACACTTTTGGTGTATTAATTTCACGTAAATTTGATATAGTTATTCATTATGCTACAAAAGATAGGATTTCAGCCAGGTATAAATAAACAAATCTCAGAAACCACAGCAGAGGGACAATGGGTAGACTGTGATAATGTTAGATTTAGATATGGATCTCCTGAAAAAATAGGAGGATGGAATCAATTAGGTAACGTTAATGAAAACGAACTTACAGGAGCTGGACGTGGTCTTCATCATTTTGTCAACAGTTTAGGTAGAAGATACGCAATTATTGGAACAAATAGAATATTATATGCTTTTTCAGGTGGTGTGTTTTATGACATACATCCTATAAAAACTACAACAACGCTCACAAGTGCATTTAGCACGACCAACGGATCAGCTGTTGTTACAATAACTTTTTCAACAAGTCATGGTATTAATCCACAAGATATTATTTTATTAGATAATTTTACTACAATTACAGGGTCTAATTTTTCAGCATCAGATTTTGATGATAAAAAATTTATGGTAACCTCTGTTCCCACAACAAAAACGTTAACAATTACTATGCCATCAAATGAAACAGGGTCTGGTGCAACTACATCTGGTGGTATTAGAGTTAGACATTATTTTCCTGTTGGATCTGCCGTTCAAGAAAAAGGATTTGGTTGGGGTCTTGGATCTTGGGGTGGAGAAGCATCATCTGCAGTAACAACAACTTTAAATGGAGCACTGTTAGATGATACAGCAGGAACAGGTGGATCTGGAACATCAATTGTTTTAGCAGACGCATCTCAGTTTCCAAGTTCAGGAACAAATTTTGTTCAAGTTGGAAATGAAGAAATATCTTATACTGGCATCACTGGAGGAACTACACTAACAGGTATTACAAGAGCTGTTAGAAACTCAACTAGATCAGGACATAGTGATGGCGCTACAGTTAAAAATAGTTCTGATTATGTTGCTTGGGGTGAGGCAGCATCTGGTGACTTAGTTTTAGAACCGGGTATGTGGTCAATAGATAATTTTGGTGATAAGGCAATTTGTTTAATTCACGATGGTGAAGTTTTTGAATGGAATTCTGCTTTGTCAAATGCAACAGAAACAAGATGCACAATTATATCAGGAGCACCCACTGCATCAAGACACATGGTGGTATCTACACCAGATAGACACTTAGTATTCTTTGGCACAGAAACAACGATTGGTGATAAAACTACACAAGATGATATGTTTATTAGATTCTCAGATCAAGAAGATATAAACACATACACACCTACAGCAACCAATACAGCCGGCACACAAAGGCTAGCCGACGGATCACAAATTAGAGGAGCTATTAGAGGTAGAGATGCAATCTATGTTTGGACTGACACAGCATTATTTACACAACGTTTTGTTGGATCACCTTTTACATTTGCTTTTTCACAAGTAGGGACAAACTGTGGATTAGTTGGACAGAACGCGTGTGTAGAGGTCGATGGCGCTGCATATTGGATGTCAGAGAATGGTTTTTTTAGATATGCTGGTAAATTAGAATCATTACCTTGTTTAGTAGAAGACTTTGTATACGATGATATAAATTTAGATTCAGGTAACCAAATGGTATCTGCTGGGTTAAATAATTTGTTTGGTGAAGTTATATGGTTTTATCCACAGGCTACATCTACTGTTGTTAACAGAATGGTTTCATATAATTATTTTGATTCATCGCCGCGAAGACCTGTTTGGACCATAGGATCATTATCAAGAACTATGTGGCAAGACTCTGCAGTATTTAGTAAACCACGTGCTTTAGAATACGATGCAGGCACAGATACTTCTTTTGATGTAATAGGAAATACTGAGGGTAGAACAGCATACTATGAACATGAAACAGGGACAGATCAAAATAAAAATGGAACTATAACTGCTATAACTTCAAACATATCTTCTGGAGATTTTGATATCACTCAAAGAATAGCTAGAGGGGCCACTACAGGAACAGCTGACATAAGAGGTGATGGAGAGTTTTTAATGAAGATTAGAAGATTTATCCCTGACTTTATAGCTCAAACGGGAGATGCACAAGTAACACTAGAGTTAAGAAATTTTCCTAATGATACTAAAGCAAGTTCTGCATTGGGTCCTTTTACTGTAACGTCATCCACACAAAAAGTAGATACACGTGCAAGAGCTAGAGCAATATCATTAAAAGTTGCAAACACAGGAGCTAGTCAAAGTTGGAAGTTAGGAACTTTTAGATTAGACATACAACCAGATGGACGTAGATAATGGCAAAAATAGTGCAAGTATTAACAAGACCTAGTGTAGAATATGACTATACTGTAGCTGAAGCTCAGACTAGAGACTTAGACGGTGTTATTGAAAAACTAAACACTACATATCAACAAGAATTAAAAGAGGAATTAGAAGCATTTAACTTCTTTTTAAACTAATGGCTAATAGTTTTATTAATAAAAAAGTAGATTTAACTACAACTGATTTAACAACTTTATATACTGTTCCTACAGCAAAAACATCTGTAGTAAAATCTATATTAGTTTCTAATGACGCGGGATCTGGTTGTAATATAGATGTTACTTTAGTAGATGCCAGTGGTAATATATTTAGTCTATTTAAAACAAAAACCATAGCAACGATTACTACAACAGAACTTTTAACTAATCCTCTTGTAATGGAGGAAAGTGAGATATTAAAAGTACAAGCTTCCGACGCGAATGAGCTGCACGTCATAGCTTCAATATTAGAAATACAGCCAAGAGAGGTTACATAATGAATGAACTAAAACCAGAAAAAATAATAGAAACTATAACAAATAAAAAAACAGGCGAAAAATACACAAGTGATAACGAGTGGAAAGCTAAAAACATATCTCCAGAGGATATTAGAAGAGATGTTACTGTGATAATGCCTAGCCTTGATTTATTAGGAAAAACAAAATAAGATAGATAGATGGCCATAACAAGATCACAACAAGCAAAACAGATGTTACAAGACGGCGGTATGTTAGTACAACCAGGATTTGGTGGTGCTAGACAAGGATACCGTGGTGATGCGGCTGCAGCAGCAGGTGCACCAGGAACTGCAGATGCAGGACCAGGAGGAGATCCAGGAGAAGGACCAGCTGGAAACACAGGACCTGATGGGAGAGAAGGAAGAATAGGTGGTCAATACGATTCTCCAGAAGGTAAATCAGTTGCTGACAGAGGTGAGGCAGAAAGAAATGTTAACGCCATGTTAGCTGGATTAAGACGATCAATAAGTCCTACTCTTGCAGAAAGAACAAGAGATTTTCTTGATAGATTTGGCCCTGACTTTGTCGATGATGATGATGATGAAGTTAGAGGTGGTCCTGATGTTTTAGGTCCACTAGGAAGAAACATGAGTGGAGGAATTATGAATCCCGCAGCTGTTCAACCACAACAAACTATGGATTTAAATAGAATAGCCTACAGATTTATGGCAGATGGTGGCTTCTTAGAAGATACTGATGAAGCAAGACAAGCTTACGGTTTAGGAAGTATTGTTAGAAAAGTTACGAAACCAATTAAAAAAGTTGTAAAAGGAGTTGCAAAAGGAGTTAAAAAAGTTGCAAAGAGTCCTATTGGTAGAATAGCTTTAGCAGTTGCAGCACCTTATGCTCTTGGCCCTGCAATGGCTCCTTACATGGCAAGTTTATCAGCAACACAACAAGCAATGTTACTATCTGCAGCTACTACAGGTATAACACAAGTAGCATCAGGTGAAGATTTAGATTTTAAAGACATCGCATTATCAGCAGCTTTATCTGGAGGAATATCAAAAGCATTTCCTGCAGGAACATCAACAGGGGTAGATGGAAAAGCTTTTGCTGCAAACAGAGCGTCTCCAGGATTAGATCCATCAACTTTAGCTGGTAGAGCAAGAGTTGCGAGTGATGTGACCCCTAAAAATACATCTTTTCTAAGAGACTCATTTATGGGCACTAGAGGTAAAGGTATTACTGAAGCAATTAAAAGTGCACCTAAAGACACAGGTTTCCTTTCTGCAATAACAAAAAATCTTGGAAAAATTGGAGATAGTAAAGTTTTACAATTTGCAAAAGACAATCCATTCTTAACAATAACTGGTTTATCAGGATTAGCTGGATTAATGGCAAAAAAACAAGAAGACGAAAAATTTACAGAAATGGATAGAGGACCTGGAATAGATATTGATGCAATTAGAAGAAGACCTTTTGATTATCTTGCGCCTAGATTTGCAGGTAGTGAGTTTGATTTCTACGGCACATCTGCTGCTGACGGTGGTAGAATAGGTTATGATGAGGCAGGAGCTGTCCTAACTAAAGAACAAATAAAAAAAGTACTTGAAGATCCTTTGTTTAAAGGATTTAAAACAATGTATAGTGTGGACCCCGACATGGCAAAAGAAAACAAAGCATACAAAAAGAAGTTCGACATTTTTGAACAAGTATATAAACAAAAATTTCAAGAGGGTGGTAAAGCAGAACCAGTAGCTAAAAAGGTAATGCCTTTACTAGATATGGGTGGCAAAGAAATGGATCTTAGAGAAAATGGTGGTTTTGTGCCTATCGGACGTATGGAAAAAGCAGATGATGTACCAGCTAGATTATCCAAGAATGAGTTTGTATTTACGGCTGATGCGGTTAGAAATGCAGGT